GCCGCGGGCTCCGGCCGATAATCCGTGGGGCGCTCCGGCTGGAGAGCCTGACTTCTGATGATGCGTGAGTGGATTGAGCCGCCGGACGTGCTGCCGGTATGTCCCAAACATGGGTGCGCGCTGTATCCGGCGCGCCCCATACCATGCCCCGAATGTGAGGCCGAAAGCGAAGACCATTACGCGGACATTGGCGATGCCGACATTTGGATTTTGGAGGACGAATGACGCAGGAAACCACCATCGACGTGCTGAAGGCCTACTGGTGGACCCAGAACAAGCGTGGAGATTGGCGGGCGAAATACCGGCGCACCAGCGTCGTGAAAAGACGCGCCTACCTCACCTACCGCAGTCTCATCAACAGTGGCAAGCTCCAAAAGCCCGAGCATTGGCCGGTGCATGTGACCGCCATCATCCACCCGATCACCCACGGACGCTTCGACCCGGAAAACGCGGCCCCAATGGTCAAGGCGATACTCGATGGCATCACCCAGTCAGGCTACTGGCCCGACGACAACGCGGAATATGTGCTCGGCCCGGACT